GGTCTCGTTGGTCGCCAGAACCTCGAGCTGGCTATCCGCATCCTTCTGCGCCTTGACCATGCCTGCGCGCGCGTCAGCGATTTTCTGGTCAAGCTGGATGCTTTGCGCGGCCGACGTGGTCTTCTTGCTCTTGGCGGCTTCTAGCGCGGCAATCTCGGCCTCATAGGCCGCCGTCGTCTGGTCGAGCTGATTGCCAATCAGCGCCTGGCGCCGCAGCAGATAGTCTTCCTCGGACAGCAGGCCAGCCTTTTGCGCCGCTTCCAGTTCCTTCTGGTAGTTTTTGTAGGTGTCGGTGATCGCCGCCAGGTCGTTCTTGGCGTTGTTGAAGCTGGAGAGATCGACCTGGGTGCCAGCTGCCTTCGGGTCCTTATTCTTGTCCTGGAGTCCCTTCAGCAGCGTGTCATAGGCGCCGCCTGAGAACTTGTTACCATCAAAGCTGACACCATCAAGTAGCGGCGACTTCTGACCAGTCTTCTCAGCGTTTTCGTATAGCGCACTGAACTGGTCATTGAGCTTTTTCAAGCCAGCCTGGCGTTTGGCCAAAGGGTTCACGTTATCGAGCTGCGCATCCAGCGCCCGCTGAGCCTCAATAGCCTTCTGGTTCGCGTCAGTGTTTTCACCAGTGGCGATTGCCAGATTGGAGCTGGCCGCCTGCCTGGCTTTCAGGCCTGCAAGTTTCTTTTCCAGAGCCTCGGTCGAGTCGTCATGCTCCCCGGTGCCCAGGCCAAGCGCGGTGTTGAGCGAGCTGAGGCCATTGGAGATGGCGCCAGCCAACCCGCCGCCCTTGCGCGTATCCAGCACGCGCTGAGTGATCTCAATCTGCTTGGCCAAGTCCGGGAATATCTCCGATCGGACTTCGGCGTATGCGCCCTTGATAGCGGTTTTGATGTTATCCCAGTCGCGCTCCACATCGGAAAGGGACTCGCGATACGACTTCAGTCGTTGCAGCGCAGCCTGGTTCAAGTCCTCGCTGAGCACATCCAAGGCGCGCTGACTGTCGCCTTGGTCGTCCAGGCCTTTGATCACCTGGTACTGCTCAAGGGTCAGCAGCCCGTACTGGCTGCTGATCTTGCCTGCGGCTTCGGTGGCCGTTTCGCCGGCGGTGGCAAAGGACTTGGCGAGTTCGCCAGCGCCCTGGCCGGTTACTTCACTCACGGCCGCTGCAGCTTCAGCCAGATTACGCATCTGCGTACCGCTGGTAGCTGCTCCGGATGCAAGCGAAACGACTGCCTCGCGCGCCCCGGACAGGTTGCCGGTGACGCGCCCGGCGCCGTCGGCCATGTCCTTCAGGCTGGCGATGGTCTGTCCGGCACCGTTCGTACCGCCATTGATTGCAGCGTTGAACTCGCGGGCCTGCTTCATCGCATCGAAGTAGGCGTAGCCCAGCGAACCGATTACGGCAACCAGCAGGCCGGCCGGGATAAGCATGCCTGCCAGGCTTTTCGCCGATTCACCGGCACCAGTGCCCAGCTGAGCGATCGCGCGCGCGCCACTGCCCAGGTCACCCGCCTGAATGGCATTGACGAGCTGCATGACGTTTTCTTGAGCTTGGCGGGTGCCGAGCTTCAGCTTGTCGAATGCGCCGGCCGCCTCAGTCAGCCCAGCCCGATCCTTACCGATTTTGGCCAAGGCTTCGTTGTAACGGTCGGCGTCGATCTGACCAGACTTGTGCAGATCATTGAGCGCCTTCTCCTGAGCCTCCAGCTTCGCCAGCTTGGCGGTCACTGGATCAATACCGTTGACGGTGCGCTTCAGTGCCTCAATCTGGCGATTCTCAGCCTCGATCAGCTTTTGCTTCTGGGCCAGCTCCTTGGCTTCCGCCTTTTCAATCTTGTCGTAGGCCTTTCCCAGTTGATCCTGATACTTCGCCTGCTCCTCGATGGTGACCAAGCCGCCTTTGCGGGCGCGCTCCAGCAAACCCTCGGCCTGAACCAGCGACTCCATGCTCGAGATATTGCCCGTCATCGCCTTGTCGAGCTGACTGATGACGGAGATTTCCGCTACTGCGCTGTCAGTTGCTTTGCGACTTGCCCCGGCTTGCCGGTCCCTCGCTGTCGTCGATTTATCGATGCTTTGCGCAACGTCCGCTTCTGCCTGGGAAACCTTTTTACCGGTGTTGGCCAGGCCTTCGCCTGTTTTGCCCAGGTCATCAATGGCCTTCTGAGCACCTTCAGCGGAATCGACCAGCTTATCCAGATCATCTGCAGCCTTTGCGGCCTGCGACGACTCGACCGCAATACCCAGGGAAGCGAAATTGGTGCTCATTTGTTTTCTCTCTGTTCCGCCATCACCTGCAGGGCTTCAGCCTCCATCCGCCGGAAGTCGCTGAAAATTGTTTTTCGCTGGCTGATCGGTACACCACACATCCGAATCACACCGGAGAGAACGCTGTAGTCCATGCCGGTGGCGCCGCACGCGCCTGTACGCCACTGGGTGCTCATGGCCTCGAAGACTTTGAAGGCCTCCCAGTTGTCCGGCCAGATTCCGACTTCCTTGTCGGGGATGTCCTGGCGAGACAAACCGAAGGCCATCAGCTCAGCATCTGACGGGCCCGGCTCATACAGCGCGCGTGAGGCGCTTAGGAGTTTCCCAGGCGGGCTTCGCTAAAGGCCTCGGCGTACGCGTTCAGCACTGCCTTCGGCGCCGAGTTGATCGAATTGACGAGGATGCGCACGTTTTCAGGCGTGAATTCCTCTTCGATATCCCAGCCCACTACCACATCCAGCAACTGGTCTGCTTGAAGGGCGATCTGGGCGGCGGTGAAAGCTTTGAGGTCCATGTCGCCGACCAGCTTACTCAGCTCGTCGTGCCGCTCGTTCCAGCCGGTGTACAGCTCGGCCAGCGCGGTTCGGTCCAGGTACTTGAATTCAAACTCAACCTTTTCGGCGTTGTACCCAGCCCGCTGGATCATCACCGGCGCCTTGAAGGTCGGCTTCTGAATCAACTTGAACTTAGCCATGGGTTACACCGCGGCCGCGTAACGGGTTGGGCGGCCGGTCAGCGCCAGGCTAATAACACGGGTCATCAGGTTGTTGCGGGACATCGTCGGGGTCGACGTGATCGACACATAGCCGTTGTAGATGATGCTGCTACCGCCCGGCAGGTTCAGGCGAAGCAAACGAGCCTGCTTATCATCGTCCGCCGCCTCACAGACGGCCACATATGGCTTGGACGGATCGTCGGCGACGGTAAAGGTCAGCGTGATTGGGTTCTTGGTGGTCGGCATCTGGCGATCATCATCGTCAGCCAAAAAGCCGAAGGTCAGGAACTGCTGATCGCCACCACTGGAATTCATCTCAGTGATCTGCGAGATCTCGGTGAAGGCTGTCACCTCGCGAACGGAACCAATCCCCGAGCCCGCGGGATACTGCTGAGTGCTGGTGGTATTGACGCTCTCCAGCGCGAACGTGCCGCTGGCGATCTCGCCAACTCGAACACCGCGACCATCGAGGCGGGTCCACCCAGAATTTACAGCGATGACGTCGCCCTCGGCCAGGCCGTGCGCCGCAGCGGTCGCGACGGCTGGATTGGCGTTGGTCAGAGCTGTGAATGGGATCGCCGCTCCGTAGATGGACGCGATCTCAAGAGTGGCGCCGTTGGGCATTTGCATTGGTGTTTCCTCTTTGCAGAAATGACAAACCCGCGCAGGGGCGGGTTTCGGGTTTGCCCAACGGGCGGATTAGAAAGTGTCGGCTCGATACTGAAACGACAGGGGCGAAGTACTTGTGGTCTCACCCTGGATCGCCGCAGCGGTGGCCATCGGCGAGCGGACATAAACAGTGAAGTCCGCCTTCGTCAGCGGCAGGTTGTTCGGGTATAGCTGTGCGATCTCTTCGGCAATCGCTCCGGCGGTGCCAGTTCCCGAACCTGACGCAGTGACCACGCTGACCTGAAATACGCCCCGATAGGAGACGTGTTTGCCGGCCAAGTCCTCGCTGTCGGTATTCCCGGGCATCAGGTACGCCCTCAGATAGGTTGCCCCACCGGCCGGCGGCGAGAATGTCGAGCCCTCATATGCGATCACCAGCTTGGGTACACGCGCGTCGGCCCAGGCCTTCAAGCGCGCCTCGAATAGACTTCGGATAATCCGGTCGCTCATGTTGATAGCTCCGAGACGGCTTTGTTGATGTACATCTGAAACTCAGTCACAGTGATCTGAACCATTCCGGCCGGGGCCTGGTTGGACCAGCCTTCATACTCAAGCCGTGGGCCGTATGGGAGGTTGTTCATGATCCAGATTTTGCCGACGCCGATTTGGTAATGCTCAAGAACACCTTTTCCAATGGCTTTGGCGGCGGAACCCGTTGGATCGATAAGGTCCAGCATGCCGGTGGCGCCAACCTCAAACGAAACCTGCCAATTCCCCCGGAAGCGCCCGCCGACATAGCCCTTGCCGGCGACCAGGCCGTTCACATTGAAGTTCTGGTCGCGCTCGGTCTTTGTCAGGGGCTTGGCATACTTCACGTCGCGCTTAAGCTTGCCGGACTTGGTGAAGTTGCTGTCGGTCAGGTTGATGACCGTATTGCGCGCCGCCACCTTGAAGTCATAGTCGTCCGCCGCACGGGTATTCGCTGCGCGGTGCTCTATGTTTGCCGCCCATAACTCTGGGTTGCCTACTGGAGAGCGATCGACGACTGAGCTAAGCAGGTCAATGGAGACCTTTTTAACGATTTCCTCAATGTTCCCTTTGGTCTTTTCGGCAAACTCCCTGATGTCCAGGCTGAAGCTCATTTTCTGGCCTGCACACTGAAGCCGACGGCAATGCCGGCGTAATCCCAAGGGTCAACGTGCTGCACCGTGTAGGTGTCCCCGTCGAAGGCGATCTTGTCCAGTGTCACCGGCTGCGGAGTGTCCACGCCATCCAGCAACACCGGTGAGATCAGGATCTTGACGTCTCCCTGCTTGATCAGTGAGCCGTCGATGTCTTGCTGGCGATAGTTCTGGCGAAGCCCTGATCCGTCGAACTGCTCAGTGGTGACAGGACTGCCGCCGGCCTCAGGGTCGTACTCGCCGGTCGTTACCCGAATCAGTGAGAGCTCCAGGCCCTTGCCACCCCTGGATCGCGGGGCGAGCATCCTTGCTGCACTTGCTTTTGCCCGATCATAGATATCTGCCATCAGCTGCGTACCAGGTTGACCTGACTTGAGGATTCCAGCAGCCCGGCGAACTGCGCATACGACTGCCGGGTTGCCGCAGGTTTGCTCACCGCCTTGCTGGCGACAGCAAACGTGGTGCTGATCGGCCCAACCGTCTCGGAAACAACTGCGCCCGTTTTGGTTTCAGGTGCGATCAGGTCGTCAGCATGAATCTCGGCAGCCAGTGCCATTTGACCAGCCTTGACCTGTGGCGGGATCTCGTCGAACCGCAACACCCAACCTTGACGCTTGACCTCGGCCCGAGGCCAGGCCAGCGCCTGATCACGGTTCACCGCCTTGCCTTTCCATGGCATCGCCTCCATTTGCAGAGCGGCGCGGCGTAGCAGGGATTCCTGCGCCACCTCATCAGCGGGGATTGTTTTGCCGAAGTTCGTGGCATAGGTGACCAGTTCGGCGGCCGTTGCGAAGCTATCGGCGCCTGGCACCACCTTGCCGTTCTCGATCACCAGAGCCATATCAGACCTCTTTCCAGCCGAGTCGCTTGTGGTCGTCCAGGCAGGAGGGATGAACGTGCAGTTCTTCGCCGCCGTGCTCAACCTTCACCAGGCCGGTGTAGTCCGGTTCATCGTCCTCCACGATAGGCTTGCTTTGCGATTTAGCCGCCGCTGCCTCATCCGCAAGACGCTGAGCATCTGCCGCAGCCAAATCAATCGCATCCTGTGCGCTTTTGCTCCAGTCGGCACGCTCTTGCTCACCCAGGGCCTCAAAGGCTTCCGCGCTCAAACCACTGAGTTCGATAGCCTTGGCCAGCAGCGCCTTTGCCGCCTTCTGTTCTTTCGTCAGTCCAGCCATTGTCATTCTCCAGAAACAACGCAGGGGCCGAAGCCCCTGGTTGTCGTTGTGGTTGAGTTAGCCGAGCAGCAGGCTGATGTGCTCATCCTTGATCGCGCGGCAGCCCCAGGCCAGACGCACGTGATAGGCCGTTTGCAGGAACTGGCGGTAGACCGCGATCTCGAACGACAGACCGGTCAGCGGGTCGGTGATGGTGATCACGTCGTCCGCCGAGTCACCGCCCTCAGGCATTGCCGGGGCACGGGTAGCCAGTACGATCGCCGAGCGGGCAAACGCCACGTTCGCAGTGTACGAGTTACCCAGGGTCAGGGCGTTGCCAGTCGGGATGACAATCTGCGAGCCGGGTTTGTTGAGGGTGATGGTGCCCGGGGCCGCAACACCAGAGCCAACGACGTATTTGTTGTCACCGTCAGCCGCGAAGGTCGCGATGTCGCCAGCCAGAACAGTACCGGTGCCGGTCGCCAGAGCGATGTTGGTCGCGCCGATCGCGGTGGAGCCGTTGGTGACGTACGCAGCACCGGTGCCTTTGACGTGTCGGCCCACCTGGTGGGAGTGACGAATCGCCATGTTCATGATGCGGTCGGTCATACCGTTGCGCAGCATGTCGCTGGAGCCCGCCTCGTTGACCTTGAACAGGCCAGACTGCTTGCCACGCATGTTGCCGATGGCCGAGTGACCCAAAACCAGCTGCAGGTCATTCGTTGGTGCGCCATTCTGTTCCAGCACACCCAGGACGCCTGCGAAGTCGGACAGGTCCGCCGCGGTACCGAATGGGGTGGTGCCGGCGGTGCCGAAGGCGCGGGAAGCGTTCCGATAAGCCTCAAACCACAAGTCCTTCTCGATCTCGTTCACCAGTGTCCGCATGGCTTGGTAGAAACGATCGGCCTGGATGGTCGAGAAGGTGCCAGCATTCTGCAGGCCCCGGGTCTGCTCGCCGTTCCAACGAACCGGAACGTGCTTGCTTTTGGTGATGGCTACGGCGACGTTGTCGACTGCGGTATCACCAGTGTCTGGAGCGGTTACGCCGGGGATGTTGTCAGCAGCAGCTTCTGCGCTGGTGATCGGGACGAGTACGTCCTGACCGATAGCGGCCCGTGCAATGGACGAGTCGCGGGATACCGCAGGAATGAAGCCGGTCAGCTCTCGCGAGATAACATCCAGCGCTTCGTACAGGTCCGGCACCAGGCCGTTAAGGGTGTTCGCCATTTTGGCTTTCTCCACAAAAAAGCCCGCTCAGTGGCGGGCATTGATTACTTGCCGGGCAAACCCCGGCGGCTTTGGTCAGTCAGTTACCAAGCCGCCATTGCGTGCGTGATCAGCCTTGGCGGCAGGATCAAGCGCATCAAATGCGGCTCGCGGAAGGGTTTTCTTGTCACCGCCCTTGCCGCCATTATTCGGAGCGCCGCCACCATTTGCGCCGGAGCCCTTGAGAATGTTGTCGCGGTACGGGTAGCGCTCGACCAGGGCTTCCAGCGCCTCGTCGAAGTCAGCCAGCTCGCCAGGGCGCGCGCGGCTGTAGATCTTATTGCCATCGTCGCCGTAAGCCACGACCTTGCCTTCCTCGACCTTGAAGGCCTTGCCGAAGGTGTTTTGCAGCATGTCTGGCGGAACGGCGATTTTGTCGGTGACGAACTTGGAACGGCCGAAGGCGCCGCCGATCTTCTCTTGATAGAGAATGCCGGTGGTAGTGTCGCGCTCCGTGGTGACGGTCTTGATCTGCTCGGTGAGCGTGGACACCTGGGCCTTGAACTTCTCCTCGGTGGCCGCGATCGCAGCTTGCTTGATCTCATCCACCTTGCCCGCCTGGACCAGTTGCCCGGCGTCGAGGTTCGCGACAGTTGCCAGTGCGGCGCGGGCCTTTTCAGGGTCCTCGATGCCTTCGAATGCCTTGGCGCGAGCCTCGGCGGCTTCTTTGGCTTCGCGGTGCCCTTTGGCTTCGGCGTTCAGCGAAGTGATCTTGGAAACTGCGGAAGGAGCATCGAACGGCACATCCTTTCCATCAGCATGCACATAGACCGGATTGCCGTCTTTCACTTCGGCATAGGTCACACCACCAACATCAATTGTTTTGAGTTTCATCAGTTCGTCTCCGGGCATCCGCCCATCTGGTGGGCCATCCGGCCCGGCGCGGCGCTATCCATCCGGAATTGCGCCCATAAAAAAGCCCCGGCGGGTGCCAGGGCTGTTTGGTGCTCGTATTTTAGGTTGGTCGATTAAAGACTTCGTAGCTTCTCGACTATGAGCAGATCAACATATCCGTGTCCGGAGGAGCTCTCGATGTGCTCTTTAAAAACCGACACAAAGCCCTCTTTCTGAAGGCGGTAAACCTCGCGAACCACGGATTGAAAGTCCGGGAGCGATACAGCCTGCTTTTGCGGAGACAGCGTAAACGTTGACCCAACAGCCGTCTTGTCAAGGAGTGATGCAAGATCCATTTGGACATCCTCTGGAACAGTTTTAGGAGTCTCTGTATATCATTGTTCCCAATCTGAACGCGTCCTCCATGCGACGAATCGACCATCGTCGCGAAAGGTCACAGCATCACCCGCTCCCCTTGAAGCAGGCAGCCGACGCAGAGCAGTTGCTTTGTCCCGCCAGCCGGCCTGCCATTCTTCATCAGCACGCCGATCTTCGTTTCGATCACCTCGCGTCCGCCACAGCGATGGCATTGAACCATCTTTGCTGGCTTGGGCATCGCACGAACACGCTTGCGCACCTGCTCCGCCGGAGTATCAGGGGCTGGTGTGCCTTGAATGAGATGAAGGCGCGGCGTATCAGCCACTGTAGGACCTCAGAAGGATGTCGATGACGTCACCGCCCTCGATGACGAAAAGCGACCTACTTACGCCGTTGGCGCCAATTACTTCCTGGCAAACATAGCACTCATTGCCGAGATCCCCGACTACCGATTGGAACCCCGCATGGAGCTTTGGAACGCTGATGAACATATCACCATCCGAAATGTTTACCGTCCGCCTGTCATTTGTGCCACCAATCAACGTCACTAACACGGCTCATCCTCCTTGGTCATGCAGCCATATTAGCGAATGCTTGCGCGTCATGCTGCTTGATCTGCTCCAGGGTCAGCCACTCACCAGTTGGCGAGTAAAAATCCTCAAGGCCCTTGCCGTCCTTGTAAAGCTGGTACCGCATCGGCCCGAGCACCTTCGCCTTGCGCGCATCTGACTGTCGGTCGAGCCATGTTCCGTAAGTCGTATCTCCCGGCACTTGGCCGTCCATGCTTGCCCGCTGACCTGGTGTCATCTCATCAATGGGAATGCCCAGCTCTCGCCATGACTTGGTTCGCGGCGTTGAGGTGCTGCGACAGCAGAAGTGAATCCGCCCTGGGCCTTGCAGCCACGGCACCTTGTGCCCTATCGGCTTATGCGTACCAACCTCATACGAAAGCTTGTCCCGGATGATGCAGTCGGTGGAAGTCTTCGTATCCAGGGTGCTGAGCCAGTCTTCGGCCTTCAGGATTTCGCTGTTTGCCACGTTGAACTGTTCGCGTGCCGTAGCCGCTGTGTGGCTCACGGCCGTCTGCACGACCGCAGCCAGGTCCTTCCTGGGCCGCTCAAGGAAACCATCGGCGTAGCCAGCCGCCCTGGTTCCGCGAATGCTGCGGATGATCTGGTCGGTGGTTCTACCCTCCAGGTATCCAGATCGAATCGCATTGCGAACCTTGACCATACGCTCAGCGCCAACCTGCTTGCCCCAGTCGCGCAACAGGCGCCCCTGGAACGGCCGAGACATCGCGGCGGCATAGGCCTGCTCAGAGCTGATGCTCACCAGCGGGAAGCGCACGAGGACGGGTTCAGGTAGCGCCTGCTGAAACAATGTCTGCTGCCAGTTGGTCTCGTAGCCCGCAAGCTCCTTCAGGTCAGCCTCAAGCGCTTTGAACACTTGGTCATAGGCCTGAGCGTTGACTGCCCTCACCTCGTCCAGTAACAGTTCAAGGCGCTCTACAGTGAAGGATTCGGCGGGCATCCGCTCAAGCGCCTCGGTCAGCGCTGCCGACAGGCTGGCATCCGACCGATTCAAGAGAGCGATGATGCGCCGCACCACGCCAATCTTGTACTTCTCCAGCGATACCGCATGGGCGATATGCTCGTCCTGAAGGATCTCGTTGACCGTTGCCATTTAGAGAGCTCCGAGCGCTGGCCCCTGGTCGGCGATCTTCTGCTTCTCGACTTCCCACTCAATGTCATCAGAGACCACGCCGCGGCGCTTGTACTCATTAAACAGGGTTTCGTCAGAGAGCCGCCCTTGGGTTGCCATGTTGAGCAGCAGTGGAAGAGTGGTTTCCGGTGCGAAGTCTACGTCGAAGTTGCCGTTCACCTTCACGTGGCCGCCCTCCTTCTCACCCTTCCAGAGCGCGAAGTACTGAAGCACCTGGTCAAGCGTGTCCTCAAGCTGCCCAGCCATGGTTTGCAATGGGCTCATTTCCTGAGCTGCCTCTTCCTCAGCCTGGGTTGCAGTCTTCGTGGACTGTTTGTCCTTCTGAAGCAGCTTGGCACCGGCGATGCGCATTTGATCTTCAAGGTCTTCCAGAGACTTGCGGCCTGCCTCGATAGCGGCCCCCGTATGCTCGACCCACTTCATGTCGCCACCGGCGGGAAGCTTGGTCGCTGAACTGGTACCGACCTTGAGTTCAAAAGCGTCGTCGTCGATACCGGAGATCATCAGCATTGGTACCCGTGCAACGTGCAGAATGTTGTCCTGATCGCTTTGGGACTGCCAGTGCTTCTTGTTGAGGTGCGCCAATTCCAGCAGCGGTGGTGTTGCAGTCATGAATCCCGTGCGTTTGGTGTAAAACGTAGCGAGCGGGATTACTGAGAGCGTGTTCGTTCCTTCATCGGTCTTGGTCCATTCCTTCTTCCCGTTGGCGTCATCGGTCTTGCGGTACACCCTCCAGCCGCCAGGAATCAACACCCTGATCTGCGGGATGATGGTCACACCGAAATCGCCTTCGCGTTCTTCGACTGCCTCCGCATACCAGAACTGGGACAGCGAGCATTCGCCGCCCTTCTCTTCGGTGAGCCAGCCAATCACCTGCTGAGGGTGAATCATCACCGCGTACGGTCGAACGCCGGCGGCCTTCTCGTCCGCAGCAGTGCGCACAATAGAGTTGCCTTGCTCATCTTTCGTTTTCGGGTAATCGGCCAACACATGACAAAGGCCATGCGAAAGCCCGACGGTGAACAGTTGCTGAGCCCAGACCTGCAGGTTGTTGCCCTGGCGGTCGAAGTTCTGCACGTAGGCCTTGATCGACTCAGGTACATCATCGCCGAGCGCGATATGTTCTGCGAACACCCTACCCTTCATGTTCTGCACCGTCTCGCTGAACGCAGGGAGCAGCGTGGACAGCCCCAAACGCTCCTTGTAGGCGTCGTCGTCCTCCTTTGGCCACTTTGGCAGGTAGATCTTACCCGCCAGTTGCATCGCCTTCGTGCCACCCATCAGCGCGTCAACAAGAGCCCAGTCTTCGCGCATGGCGTCTACTGCCGGTAGCGTTTTGCTTGGGTCATTGCTCATGAGGTCACATTCTCAGGGAGTTGGTGAAAGCAGTCCGCTTAACGATCGGGTACTCGCGGTGAATGAAGTAGCCGCCGGCGTCGTTCGCGTGATCGATGCCGGCGGTCTTGTCTGGCTCCCCGTTCGCGCCCCACACCTGCTGCTCCAGGCCGTCGGCGTAGGTTGGGCAGGTGAATGCGTTGATCAGGTAGCGGCGCTCGCCCTGCGCATTGCAGAAGACGGCGTTCATTGCGTTGATTCGGTCCTTCACCGGCGGGTTTGCCGCTGGAGCGATGACCGCAAACCCGGCCTGCTTGAGCATGGCAAGGTCGGTGATGCTGGCGTTCACGGACTTGCGGGAATCGCCCGAAGCATCTGGGTAGATCCTGATTTCACAGGTCTTCTTGAAGTCGTTGCCGTCGTGCTGCCAGTAGCGCTCTTTGATGCGGCGGATCATGTCGGGCGTGTCATAGCCGTCGATCAGTTCATCTACGGCCCTGGGCAGCCCCAGGTCACGTTTGACGTGTGTGATCGCGGCCATCTTGCCAACGTTAAAGTCCATACCGATGAACAGTGGCTCACCGGGCTGCACGGTATCGAAGCATCCGTTGAGCTTGCGGTCATAGGCCGTGTAGATCGTGCCGGAAGTCAGGTTGACGAACTGGCCCTTGAGGTACGCCATGATCAGTTGCGGCGGATACGACTCCATCAGGGAGGCGATGTAGTCATCCGGCAGATTGAGCTCGTTGTCGAACGTGCTGGCCTGCACCAGGCCGTACATCTCCTTGAGCGACGGCTTGTCGCGCAGCTGCTTCACGAACTGCAGGAAGACGAACTTGAAGCCTTCCGGCGTCGTGGTGACATCCACCCCGTTCTTCAGCCCGGGCAAGTTGTAGCGCATCCGAGCGATGATCTTGCGCCAGGCCTGCTGTGCCTTGACGGCAGTCAGCACGTCCAGCTCATCCACCAGGGCGTGGCCAATCTTGAAACCGACAATCGTCTGCGGCTTCTCCATCGACCGGCAAATCACAGTGCCGCGGTACTGCCGCCCGCTGTAGATGTGAACTTCGTGGTTCGCCTGGTTGATCTTGGTCTTCAGCCCCCAGTCGTAGGCCACCTCATCCATGGTCGGATAGAAGATGTCCCGGATCTGCGGGTAAGTCGGTGCGAAGTAGCCAGCGTTGACGCCAGGCCACTCCATAAAGTGTTTGCTCAGCGCTGAGCATCCTACCCAGGTCTTGCCCGAGCCGAACCCGGCAACGAAAGCACGAAACTTGTGGGGCAGCGTGAGGAACTGAGCCTGTGGAACGTTAAGGCTCGGCATTCGGCTTCCTCGCATCCACCACGTCGATCTGAATGCGGGTCGGGATCACTGGCTCGTCGCCGGCTTCTTCCTTCCGCGCCCGGTTGACGTAGATGTCGCCAGTTTCTTTCGCGGCCTGCTCGAGGATCTGCATGGCCAAGCCGATGTTCTTCATCGACTCGGCCTTCTCCACAAAGCGGTTCATGGCGCGGAGGCGAAAGGCGCGGTTGGCAATGGGTATGTCTTCAGTCTCTTCGCGGAAACGCTTTCTGGTCTGCTCGAAAAGGGTCTTCCATCTGTCTGCGAGCTTCTTACCTGAAACCTTCGTCGGGTCGTGGGATTCGACCTGCTGACGGGTGATGCTCAAGCTGAATTCCTTATGGACCGCCTCAACCACCCGAGAAGGCGTATCGAAGCAAGCGAGAGCCTGTACTACAAAGGTCTTCACCTCACTGCTTAGAGCTGCCATAGGCGTTCATCCGTCCAAACCTGTCCAAAATCAGGCCGACTTGAGCAGACAGGTTCCGCAGGCCCTCGCAATGTTCAATTTCCCCACCTCAGCAGGACTGTTTGCAGCATCCACCAACGCTTGAACGTCAGGGCTTGCACCGTAGCGTCGGACCACACCGACAAACTCTTCGACGTCGTGGCCCTGCAGCTTGATCTTCGGCGCGCCGTCTTGGGTGAATGCTGGTTGACCGTATTTGTCGGTCGCTTGAGCCAGGTGGTACAGCTCATGCTCAACCAAGGCGCAGAAGTCGGTGTCGCTGCACTGGGAGCAGTAGTCAGCAGCCAGCGTGATGATGAAGGCCGGCACATCGCCGAACCAATCACGCATCTGTTGCTCCATCCGGGCTTTCTGCCAACCACCAGCTCGGAACGCTACCTGTTCGGCCTGACCCAGAACTGTACGGCCCTGCTTATTGAAGCTCGACGATGCCCACATGACTCGGATGTCTGCATCAAGCAGGTGGGCATGGTCTTCGTTGTGAATGGTGCCCGTGTCGGCAAGGATTTCGGCTTGGAGCCATTCCCACACTTCGGGCGCTGGGGTTAGGCGGATACCGAAGTCGGATAGATCCGACAGCGCAAGCAGTGACAACGGAGGGTATGGCCTGTCCATCTGTCCTCCAGAAACAAGAAACCCCGCACTTGGCGGGGCTGAGCTATCGAGCAACTACTACTTGAATATTGGTGTGATCGCGATGCGGTACAAAAGCGACTTCGCCGTCGCACTGATTGAATTGTTGTGCGGGCCGAGATTCATTACTTCAATCTCCACCTCACCCTCATCGCCAAGCCATACGTTCGCGTATCGACCTATCCTGATAGCCCAAATAGGCGACCAAATATCCTTACCCTCTGACGACACTACGCTCTTTTCAAATACATATCTGCCTTCCATTACTCCATTCACTAGCTGAATGGTCAGCCTACCCCGTGCATTTCCATACGGGGTCTCCAGCGCGCAGAGCAAATCATCTTTGAACGTGAAGCCCACTCCGAGATTAACCTTGGCTGGATTCGTAGAGAAATACTTCTCCAAGCCATCCAACAAATGGGCGCAGTAGTTGCGAATATTTTCGCAATCACCCTTTGCACTATCAATCAGTCGCTGACTACTCAAATCCACATGCTGAAAACTCATGACTCTCTCCCATCCTAATTGGACGGGCAGTATGCCATCAGTTCGAAGCGGCCCACCACGATCTACCCATTACTGTCATCTAGCAGCACATCAATCAGCTTCTGCTCACCAAGCTGAAGGCCGCCACTGCCAGGACGATGATCACAAGCGCGATCCCGCCCAACAGGGTGACAGTCTTGGAGGAATTGGTATTCGAAGCCATGGCGATGCCCTCGGCGCATTCCGCGCCACAATTTTGCGAGTTGAGAAAACGTGGCGCGGATTACTGGGCTGTCCGGTTTAGAGCTTCGTCCACCTTGTCGACTGCCTGAGCCGCAGACGTTGCTGCCTTGGTGGCCTTCTCTGCGGCGGTACCAGTCTGGCGAGTGAGCTCTTCCAGGCGCTTGTCACGCTCACCCATGGCAGTGTCGTAGGCCTTGCGGATATCGGTCACTTGATTGCTCTGGCTCTCAGCGAGAGACCAGTAGGCAGCCTGGTAGCCCAAGACAGCACCACCACCCACCAGCACGACAGCAATGGCCCAGACCTCAGCCCGGCGCCACCAGCGGCGGGCGATAAATTCCAATGCGCATCTGTCCATCAGGCGATTCCTCCCAGCTTGGTGCGCAGGCGAGTGATCTCGTCGCTCTGTTGCGTCACGCGGTCAGTGAGTTGAGCGACCTGGCTGGTCAGCGCTTCGATCTTGCCTTCCATGCGGCCGACGGCGGCGGCCAGGTCATTCCGCTCTTTCGCGAACTGATCGGCGCGAGCCTCGGCCTCTTTGCGAGCGGCGCGCTCCTGGTTCAGCAGTTCGTTCAGCCGCTTCAGCGTGCCGATGTCGGCGCTGTCCATTGCGCGGTCGGTCGCATCCTTAGAAAGGAAGCGGCGCAGCCAAAGCAGGCCGCCCAGTACAACGGTGGCGCTACCGCCCAGCCAGGTAGCTGTGCCTGGGCCGAGGTCAGTAGGATCCATCGTCACTCCATGAAGAAAATGGCCTTGGCCAGCAATAGTTAAGCCCCAGCAGCACTCCCAGCTCGGAGCAACGGGTGTGGTGGAGCCGAAAACGAAAAAGCCTTGGCGGGTGCCAAGGCCTTAGAAGGAAAATCATATATCGAAGTGCCGCGCGGATCTCCACGCAATACGAACTCAAGCTTTGATTATGGTCTCAAGGTGAAGTGTTTTCTCAGCAGCTGGAAAACCTCTTCGTACACAGGATCAAAATCAGCAGTATTCGAAGTCCCGGACGCTTTGACAGAGAAAGAGTGCTGATCTGAAGTCACAAGGTACCCACCGGGTTCTTTTTTAATTTTAAGCTGGGTATACACGGTGGTTTTCGGAAATGTTCCTACCGAGGCGTCAACCGTAAGACCTAGGCAAAATTCCAACGCTGAATTTTTCCCGACTAACTCGTGCGTATTGGACTCGATGTACTTTCCATTTTCGACACGAGCAAGCTTGACGTAATGGTGTCGCTCGCCATTCAGTGCTTCGTACTCAGACTGAGGCAGCTCCAAATATTCAGCGAATCCCACCCAAATACGGGAAACGGCATCACGTAAATCATCCCAGTACTGGGAAACGGCTTTTTCCTGCTCGCTCTGCCAGCCTCTCAACTGCTCAAATCTAGACATGAGAATCCCTCCTTCATAAGTGAGGTATCACATTGCCATAACCGGAACTGCAAAACAAAACCCGGCGCTTGGCCGGGTTCAGGGTCTCGTGTGCGTTTCGCGTTACTTGTGCACTATGGGAAAAGTACCCACATTATTCATTCATGTCAATACAATTATGCCGCATCTTGGTCCTTTTCCGAATGAATCACCTGCCAAATAGGCTGCTGAGCCTGAATATCCACTTCCTCAATTTCTTTTCTCAGGGAAATCCACAGGTCACGCCAGTCCCGGTTCCAGTTGTTCTGATCAACTGACGCGCCGAAGAAGGCCATCATCTCGGCAGCTACCCGCGCCGGCCCCCACTCCACAGCACCGTGCACCTCCCCCTTGTACGACTGCAGGGCCAGGGTTACCAGGTACTGCGCCTTCACTCGCTTGGCCGAAGTCAGGTCAGGCAGCGCCGCTTTGGCGGTGATCAGAAGCACCGCGTTCAGCAGGTGTCGCATGTTCATCGCCGGGTGGTACAGGTAGTGACCAAACTGCTGCACCTGGAACGGCAGCGTGTCGATGGCGCGCAACACTTTGCCGATGGTGGCCAGGTGAGCTGCCCGGGCGGTAGAGCGGCCGGCGGGCGTTCCGCGCGTCTCGCTGATGCTGATCTTCTGGCGCACAACCTGAATTCGCTCCTCCTTGTCTTCCCCAAGCGCAGCGAACACAGCCTCGGCGCGGCGCATGCGCTGCCCTTTCTTGATCGGTGCCGATTGTGCTTTGTCGATGGCCACAGCGCTGATCGACGCGTTCGATTCGTGCTGAGCCTCAGTCCATACCTGCCTTGCGTTGATCAGTTTCATGCTGCGATCCCCTTCTTCAGTTCTCTTGTCTTTGCCCGGTAGTAGGTCTTGATGCCCTTGATCTCTTCCACGGTGTACTTGCGCACGCTCTGATCGGCCTCCAGCGCGTCGACGGCCTCCTGGCCAATGCGCGCGATCAGGCCGATCCGGTAGTCCACGGCATTGCCAGACAGGAACCGGTTGTCCTGCTTGCTCTGTGCGTGGCAGTTGCGCTCGTCGAAGCGCAGGTGTGGCGCAGAGCCGACGCTGCGGTAATGACCTGCATCTACTGCGTTGCCGCTCCAGTCCAATGGCTTGCTGCTGGATATGCAGAGGTGACCGGCGGCCTGGTCCCGGGTGCGGATGTACTCGTTGAACGCCTGCTGGGCTTCGCGCATGTGATCGCCGCGACTTTTCAGCTTCTCCTTGCGGACTTTGATGTCGCGGCGCCCTACTTCGGCCAGGGCCTTGCCGGCGATCGCCCGGCCCTTCTCGGACTTGCCGTGTGCGATCGCGCAGTCGATCTCACCGCACACAGCCTGCGAATCGCGCAATGGCACGAACATCACCCGGCACTCTGGGCAGCGCCGGCGGCGTGGCCTGCCGAACGCGAGCGGAGTCTTGCGTTGCAGCGGGGTGCGCTTCATACAGCCTCCTTGGCTTTCTGCTGCTCTGGGGTGAATCGGCCGCGCAGGGGCATCAGGTTCTTTTCGTGCTTTACCGCATGACTGCATCTGAATTTGCACAACCATCCACCTACTCTGGCGGCCGGCCTGAATTCGTAAACCTTGCCCGTGGTGGGTGAGACGACCAGGTCGCCAGGCATTACAAAACGCACCAGTTCCGCGGTCTCGCCCAGGTACCCACCTGAAATCACCAGTGCCAGATCGCCCGGCTTGAAGTTATGGCTCATGCGGCCTCCTTGAACGCTTCGAACTCGGCCATTTCGGTCAGGCGCTCTTCCGTGAGCGTCGGCCAATCATGCAGCACCAGGTAAGCGCAGCACTGTCGCCAGAAGTCTTGGAATGTCTCCTCCCCCATCGAGTCGTAGGAAAGGCTTCGAGGGGTCTTGCGGGTGAGTTGGCCCAGGCCTGGGATGTCGAACGCCTCTTCGTCGCAGTACACGCCCGATTCCAGTTGCAGGGCCTTGATCGCGTCGTGGGACTGCTTGCCAGAGAACCGATCAATGTTCTGGCTCAGCACCCGGCCCAGGCCGTGAACCAAACCGTTGAACCGTGGGTTGCGCGGCTGCTTGAGGTCGGCGCGGATCTTCGCGTTCATCTTGAATTCGCGCTCCCGCAGGATCGACCGGTCTGCGTCGGAGGACGGCACGAACGCGGCCACATCCTTGCCTGTGGCGGGATCTACCAGGCGGCGCAGCACCAAGTACACGGGCATTGGGCGAGGTTTAGCTGGCTTAGCCATGGAGCGCCTCCTTGCTGGACGAGACGCCAAGCGCTACAGTCTCGCCGCCAACCTCCTGGGCCCATATGTTTGGGGATAGTCCGAGCGGGTGCAGGGGGTTGGCGCTCATGACTGCTCTCCCTTGCCCATGGCGGCGCGTCGACCTTCGTGGAACGCCATTACCTCCTGCATTCCGTTATCCACTGCGACGATCTCGCGGTCGAAGTAGGCCTGACTGTCGGTCTCGCCCTCTGGAGGCAGCTCGCCCGGTCCTGCCAGCGAGTTGTAGATCCACTCCATTGCGGCGGCAGGTCCCTTACCATGCTCTTCCTCGATGAGAGCCGAACGCATGGCGAGGATGTAGCGGCCAAACAGCAGATCCAGCTCCTTGATACGTATGCGGGCCAGTTCGTTCTCGGCCTTGAGCTGGTCGCGCTCACTGGCAACATCAATCAACTTGGCTGCATTGCAGTCGCATTGGCCGCGCCATTCGCCGACCATGTCATGCACATCACCAGTGTCGCCGCAATTCCAGCAGGACGGGCCGTGGCGCCAAACCTCAAGCTCTTGCGCAAGATCACGCTCGGTTGTGCTACGCAACGTCTTCAGCCGCTCGTTCTCGGCGATCAGGGCCATGACTGCGGCGGGGCCTGTCGCGTTGTCGAACGCATCGCTCGCTGCCATCCAGCCAGGGAAATCAGCATGGTCATCACTGGCCAGCAAAGCCTCGGCCAGCCGCTTCAGTTCGGTGTAGTCGGTCATGTCAAAAACCCTCCTTTCCGCGCTGCGATTCCCATTCAAACGGGATGACGATCACACCGCCCTCCCGAAGCCTGTCTGCGCAACGCTCGCCGATAGCGCTGGCCAAGGCCTTCGCGTCGAGGTTGGAAACGATGACGGTGGGTCGCAGCTCTTCGTAGCGGCCATTGATGATCGCGAACAGGGTCGTCAGCTCGAAGTCGCTTGGCTTCTCCTTGCTCACGCCAATCTCGTCCAGGATCAGCAGCGAGGGGCTGATGAGGCTCGACAGGATCTGGCTTTCGGACTTGTCGCCGGAATGGTCGTAAGTGGCGCGGATGGCCTGGAGTACCGAACCAATCGTGCGGTACACGGCCGTGTCGCTCGACTTGGCCATGATCTCGTTGGCAATCGCTACGGACAGGTGCGTCTTGCCGGTACCGGGTTTGCCCAGCAGCAACAGGCAACGGCCGGCTGCGGCGATCTGCTTGAACTCTGCGGCGTAACGTTTGCAGGTGGCCAGGGCCTTCTGCTGCTCGGGCGTGTCAGCGATGTACCCGGCGAAGGTCTTGCCAGCGAAGCGCTTGGGAATCAGCGCGGCGCCCAGCTTTTCCGCCATGCGCATGCGCAGTGCCTGGGCTTCCTGAGCTTCCTTGCGGGCGGACTCTTCCTCGTTGCGGATTCGACTGCACTCTGGGCATCCGGTCTTGAACTCCCGGCCAAAGATCACGTTCACCTGCTGCGGGAACTGGCCGTGGTCCTCGCACACTCCCGTAGTTTGCTGGGGTGCTGGGACAGTGCTGGGCATCGAAACGGTTTTGTCAGAACGCATACGATCCGTCCTCCCGCTCAATCAAGCCGGATTTGTAATCACGCTCAGCGAAACCGGTGTGGCGGGACTGCGCGGGCTGTGCCGGGGCCGGCGCGGATTCCGCCAGGCGCTTGATCACCCAGGAGGCCTTGAAACCCTGCCAGCCGGAATTCAGCGCTTCGGTGATGGCCTCGTCAGCGGTGATCCCGGCCTCGGCGCACTTAGCCAGCTCGGTGTTCACGGTTGACCAGACGGTGGCGGTCACGGCGGCACGTTTGGCCTTGCGCTGGGTCAGCCAGTCAGCCAGCAATTGCTCAGGAACGTTGTGCGGGTTGTCGGCCAACAACTGCGCCATGCCGAACGGAGTCTTGCGATCAGGCTTCGGAGGTTCGACTGGCTCTTGGGGCGGATTAATCTCTTTCGTAGAAAGAGTTAATAGGGGTTCTTTCTTTGTATAAAGAAGGGAGTGAGCAGTTTTGGTCTCACTCACAGGTGGTCTCAGTGAGACGATATTGTCTGAGTGAGACGTTTTGGTCTCAGTGAGATTCGGTTGTTTTTCTTCGAAGAAAGACCACTCGCGGACCGGCGCGATGCCGATATCCCCACGGCTCCCGCCAACGCGAAAAATGATCCGGCGCTCAAGGAGGTGGCTGATCGCCTTCGACGTGACGTCGCGGCGCAAGTTGGTCTGTTTGCCAATGTCGTCGGCAGTCAGGCGTTTGGTTTCCAGTTGATAGCCGATGGTCTGGCGTGCAATGGCCATGAGCACGCGCAGCTCACGCGCTGGCAGGTCAACCGTAGCCAAAGCCTCCATCAGGCTATTGTCCATACGGGTGAATCCCCGAGGGTTGTGTAACGCAACAATGTTTGGCATGATTTCTCTCGCATAAAGCTGTTGAAGAAGCCGACCTCGTACGTCGGCTTTTTTGTGCCTGGCATTCAGGCGATGGATTTCAAATTCGGCCGGGCGTCCTTCATCAGCTGCTCAGCCTTGCGCCCTAACTCCCCCGCCTTCGCCTCAACCTGGCGGCACTGCTTGGCGAATGCCGGTAGGTGCGGCAGATCCAGTTCGCACATCACCTGGTCGTCAAACACTTCGCTGCCGGTGTCGATCACATCGCCCAGGGCGCGGATCAGCGCGCCGAAGCTTTTGTTTGCGCATTGGTCGCTGGTCATCTGGCGGGCGCCGGTCAAGCCGTGGCGGCTCGCCAGCTCGTTTACACAGTGATCGCGGTATTCAGGCTCAAGGGCGTTGACCCACGACTCTTCCAGCCAGGACGGCATTTCCTGATCGCCGTTCAACCAGCGCTGTACACGTTTGAGCCAGCGGCCGGTTGCTTTCACGAACTCACTCACGTCGCCGGTCAGTTGAGGCGAATTGAAGTCCGGGACGACCTTCTCTTTGGCGCGATCAGGGATCGATAGATACAGCTCACGGCTCAGCGCCTGGGCGAAATCGTCCTGGCTCAAGCTGGTGCGGGCGATCTGGTTTTGAGCATGGGCGACCAGCACCTGATCACGGGTTTGTACGGTGTGTCTGGAACTGGACGTTTGCATGGGGGCTGCTCTCTTCTAATCTGGCTTCAATGGAACGGCGAACAGGGATGTCAGGCGGCGCCGCGTAGGACTTTGTGCGCCAGGTCGAGAAGATCCGGTCGCAAACCTGCGATGGTGATCTCTCCACCTGATGCGTCCTGAAGGCGCTCTGCCAAGTCGGCCGAGGCTTTTCGGTGACCGCCTGCCAGCTGCCACAGGTGCCCTACCGTCGTCGTGGCAGCGGCAGCCACTGACTGGCGCCGTTCGTTTGAAGCGCTGGCGAGCCAGTCACGCAGATGCTCATTCATGGGATCTCTCCTTAAACATGGGAGAAATTTAGCTTATGGCTAATATCGCAGCAAGGAATATTTAGCTTTGAGCACATTTAGCATTGAGCTAAACGCTGGCATTCTTGCCCGCATGGATATTTATGCGATTCGTAAACAGCAACTGATCAGCCTCATAGGCGGCCAGCGAAAAGGCGCGTGCGCTGAGCGCTGGGGAATGGCACCTGCGCATCTGAGTCAGATTTTGTCGGACAAGACGGCGAAGAATTTGGGGGACGACGTAGCGCGGAGAATCGAGGCGATCGAGGGGCTACCTAGAGGTTGGTTTGACTCCATATCAGCAAGCGAAGAGCCGACCTCTGGCGCTCACTTAGGCGAGGCACTCGTACCGACTGCGGCTGACCAGATAAAGCAGATGCTTTCGAAGGTCAAAGGGTTGTCGAGCACCGCTCGTGACAGGATCATTGCGGCCGCTGACGAGTCGAGCAACGTCATAACCGTCGACTTCTCTCGCCCTGGCCAGGTCGGCGATGAGGTGTGGATTGCCCACTACGACGTGCGCGCAGCGATGGGCGGCGGACAGATCCCGCACGAATACCCGGAAATGCTCCAGGACATCAGGGTCAGCCCAAAGCATCTACGCGACCTGGGCGTCACCTTCAAAGAGCACTTCCACCTGAAGATGATCACAGGATGGGGTCAGTCGATGGCTCCAACGATCAAGGATCGCGACCCCCTGCTCGTTGACATCACGATCCGGGAGTTCACCGGGGACGGGATCTACCTCTTTTCCCACGACGAGATGCTGTACGTGAAGCGGCTGCAGAAGAAAGGCAAGGACCGCTTCAAGATGATTTCGGACAACAAGCATCACGACCCTGAGGAGATCCGGGTGGATGACACCCATATCCTGGCTCGGGTGCTTTACGTGTGGAACGGACAACCGGTGTGACGCTATGTCCCTGACCAAACCAAACCAAGACCTCAAGCGCGACTTGCAGGGCGTCGCCTCCGACCTCAAGTGGTCAGCGGTAGAGCTGATGAGGATTGCAGAGCGACTGAGCCTTGCCGGGAATGAGGCGGACGCCCAGGCTGCGCTGAAGATGTGCACCGTGTTTCATGCGGACGAAGATCGGCTGGCCGGGTATGCGGATGAGGTGAAGGCTGGCCGAATAAGCCGGGCAGCGGAACAGCCAAAATGACTGCATGGCGAGAGCAGACCTTCTGGAGCAAGGTTGGAGTCATTGCTTGCCTGGCTTTCCTAATGATGCTCCCCGGCTATTCCGACGTCGCTGGACTGGGCGGAGGCTCCTCGGGCCGCAAGCGGGTATTCAGCCCTGGATTCGTTGTACTCTGTGTTTTCGTGGCTGTGTTCGAGTTAATAGCGCTGAACCACTTCTATGGCAGCGGATGAGGTGAAGGCGGTAAGAATTGTGCGGGGAAATGCAGGCGATTCTCGGGCAGAGTGATTCTGTGATAAGGAAAGACATCGAAATTGGCAGGGACGCATGCCTATAATCAGCCTATGAAAAAGCCCAACGTTTACACTCTTCGAATAGTCGGATCACACCCGAGCAAGCTGACGCTTGAGCGGATGGCTGTCTATTTGGCTGAGTTAGCTAAATTGATGGGCGAGAAAGACAAGGTTCATTTCGACAAGCTGTCGACAGGAAGCGCTGCACTCAAAGCGTGGACTGAAGACGAAGCAGCGCCGCGTGTTTCAAAACGTTTATCTCTCACGACCGCGCAGAGCAATCAGGCGCCGAGGGATGCTCTGAGCGCTCTTGCCAGAATTAATGAACTACTGATCCAAGACGGCACCAGAGGCGAACTGAAAGATCCATCCGGAGCTGTGATCTATCCATTCCCTGGCGGCAAAAAATTAGCTCCCGAAAAAGAGATTATTCTGGAGCAGGAAAGCACTATTACTGGGCAGGTTATAAAAATTGGCGGCCGGGACGACACAATTCCCGTGTTGATGAAGGACAGCGATGGGCGAGAGTACAATTGCACCATCATGGGAGCTCAGCTAGCCAAGGAAATTTCGTCCTACTACCTCGGCGATCCGATTGAGCTAAGTGGTAAGGGGAAGTGGAAAAGGACATCTAGTGGCCGGTGGGAGCTCCTACAGCTAAATGTTAAGTCTTGGTCGCCGCTGTCTGGTGAATGGGATGAGGCTTACGCATCCATGGAAGCCATAGGCCGTGGCTGGGCTGATATTCCTGACGTGGAAGACTATCTGTCAGGACTAAGGAAAGGTCATTAATTGGTAATTCTTGACACCAATGCGTTGGTCCTGTTTTTTGGGAGGCGACTGGACTCGGACGATAGCCTGCGCATGCAGGGGCTTTTTCATGCTCTTCGTGCGAAGAGAGAGAGCGTTGGTATACCTGCGCAGGTCTGGGCAGAGTTCCTTGATCAGGCTGGCGAGCGCGAATTAAGTGCAACGCAGAGCATTTTCAAAACGGCTGCATTCAGACTGCTTCCATATGACCTCAAGGCTGTCATGGAGACTGTTGAAGTTGTGAAAGCCGGGCGCTCTGCCAGGAAAGCGAGCAAGGGAGAGAAACGCCCCAGGCAATCCGTCAAAGTTGATTGGCAGATCATTGCAATAGTTAAAGCCAATGACGCTAGGTTATTAATCACAAACGACGTTGACATGCTTGTGGAGGCTAAACGCTCCGGGGTGTCGTGTGTGAAAATCTGCGACCTGCCCATCCCCGATCATCTCAGGCAGCATGCTTTGGTGCTGGAAAAGCAGTAGCGTCTGTGCACCCCATGTTTTTCGTCCAATAGACCGGCCCAGCGCCGTGCTTCTTGTATCTGCGTCCCGAGCTGATAAAATCCGCGCCTCTCTCGAAAGGACTCGTTTTCATGCGCATATCCCCGATGCCGCTGGCCTTCTTCGCCATCTTCGCTAGCATTTCTTTAGTCGCCCATGCTGAAACTCAATATGACAGAGACATCCACTGCGCGGCCTACTACGAAGTGCTTTCAGTAGCTGGCGACCAGCCAGACATAAGCCGCAAGCAGTCCTCGAAAGCCTTCTATGCACTTTTAGTACATGCAGGCTATACACCAAAGGCTCAGGATGACGTTGCACAGAAAATGGTGGACTTGCACAAAGAGACACCCGGGCCGATGACGCCAGCTAGCACTGCCAAGCTACGTGAAAAATACGACGCGGAATGCAGAATCCTTCTGAAGGCCGCCTGGTGCGAAGCATACAAAGATCCGGGTGCTTGTGAGGGGTAACACCCTGGAATTAGCATCATAGGCATCCAGCATCGAGCCTGACAAAACGCCGGTCTTCTTATTTCTGCCCTTCGTCGTGCCACCATTGAGCTGGCAATCCGCGAGATTGCACACTGGCGGTGCTGAAGGATCGGCGCCCCAGGTATTACAGATAGCCCGCTCTAGAGTGGGCTTTTTGTTGTCTGTGCGCCCTGCCCTTTGATGGTGGCTGTAAGCCACGAATGGTAGGATCGGTAAAATTTACAGGAGTTACTCATGCGCGCACTGTTCGCCATCTTCGCAGCAGCATTTTTCTTGCCATCAATCGTTTTTGCAGGTCAGCTCACCGAGAAGCTTGATCGCTTCAGCGGATCGAGGCTTGTCTCATGGGAGTCCTTCTCAGATCCAGGGCGTGAGTACTCTTTCAACGTATACGCACATTATGCTGACGCGAAAGACGCTAAGCCGTATGGATATTACGCACTGCTGGTACCGCCCTTTGGCGCCAGCTCATTTGGCGACTGTCACCAGAATCTGTGGCTGGTCGATGGCAAGCAAGCGCGTAACCTCAATGGCATTTACGAAACCATGGGTAGCTCACAAACCTTCAGGCTTGAGCTCCAGCGAACAGATCTGGAGTCGATTGCCGCGGCTAAGTCTGTGGAGTTCAAAATCTGTAACTCGGAAGGATCGATCAGCGCTTCAGATCTGGCTGGAGTAAAGAAACTGGTTGAATCCACAAAATAGCGCTAAGCCAAGCGCCGACTAGCCCGCCATCGAGCGGGCTTTTTGTTGTCCATCAGAAAGGTGCCGCCTCTTCTTCTTGCTCAAACTCAATCTCTCCCCTCCCCGCTACCTCGACTTCCTGCTGCTCCCATCTCACCGTCACGCTACCGTCGTCATTGAGTGTCAGCTCAAGCTCGTCGGTATCAGCGATCACGCTCAGCACCTCCTCCCACTCCCGATCCCCATCCGTGTCAAGACGATGAATCGTCACCCAGCGCTGCGCCTGCGCGACCGGGTGATTGATCATCGATGAGACGCGCAGACCCAGGCGCGCCATACCGCTCATTTCCTGTCGTGCTGCCGGTGCCGCCTGCTTCTTCGCCATAAAATCCCCCCCGGTTAAATGCTGTATATTCATACAGCTAATTAAAAAATCATAGCTCACTGCTAACTGGCGCGTAAAGCGCTTATGGACCTCATTCCTAGGCCCGGCGAGTCCTGGCGGACCGCAATAGTTTCGCCCATCGCTAAATATTTAGCTTGGAGCTATTGACGAAACTTTAGCTTGTAGCTAAATTAACTCCATCGCAGCGACACACAGCCATTGCGAAGGGCCTCCGCCCACCGCTCTTTAATAGCACGGGAACCTCGCAGATCGATCCCCAGTAATGGGCACAGCGCGAGCAATAAATTCGATCTCCACGCCAGCTCTGGAACTGGCCCCACCCTCCATATGAGGGTGCGCGAAACCACGCAAGCCGGTCGGCGAAGAACACCGTCCACGAAATGTGTGACGTCGGCCAGAGATATGAATCGGGCGATGCGCGTGGTGGAGAAGAAACACCAAATTCAAGAATTAGCGGGCCCGATAGCTTCGGCTGGGACCGCCGGACCTCATGCATCCTGCCCCACTCAATCAGGGCACTCAGAGCTGTAGCGTGCATGTTGTAAGGACCTGTGATCCACGGCGAACAGATGCTGTTTGACGCTGTGAGTAGGAAGCTCGAAGCCCACACCGAAGACGACCGGCCAGCCCTGCAATCAGCAGCGGGCAACGGGCCACACCGCTGACGCAACAAACCCAGGCCGTCGCCAGTAGCGGGCCTGGGCACCCTTACCCACCTCTATTACGTCAGCACTCCTCCCCCGCGCCCATCGGCAACCAGCGGGAGGCATGAGTGTTGACGAATACAGGTGAACCAAATCCACGGAGCAAATCATGAGCGAGCACACAAGAGGCCCTCTGGAGTTTTCCAGCGCAGGGTTCGGCAGCAAATCCGGCATCACGGTTGACGAGTATTTCATCCGACGTCCCGAAGATGATGTCGCTGTTGCGGCTGATGTCATCGACCCTGAAACAGGTGCGCCATCCGAGAGCAACGCCCGCCGCCTTGTAGCGTGCTGGAACGCCTGCCAGAACATTGCGACCGACGCCATCGAGTCAGGCTCGCTTGATTTGTTCCAGCTTCAACTTGACCGAATGGTGCTAACGCAGCAGCGCGACGAGCTGCTGAGCATTGCTCGTCGCTGGGCAGCGATAGATGCGCAATGGCATCCAGATCGTTACGAAAGCGAAAAGGCTGAGTTGCTGATTAATACCAAAGCTGCCATCGCCAAAGCCACCGCCTAACCCCAAACACTGGAGGTCGCCATGGCCGTCACCACCTCGCAGGCTGTCGTCTACAAGGGCGGCGGTCGGCGTTATCTCACGCTCAGGTCAGCTTGTGCTGCCGAGGCCCGGGCGTTGCTCAAAACCCGCTGCGACTGCGAGTACATGGATTACGGCGGTTCAATTGGCGGTGAGTGGCTGACCTGCTGGTATCACGAAGAAGAACGCAACGCCGTACTGATGCGGCGCCTGACCGGTGCGTATATGCGCCGCTACCGAGCGCAGAACGCGAGGATCAAGCCATGAACGCAGCATTGAAGATATGCCAGGAGCGTTACGACGCTCAGTTGCCTCCAGAGGTCAGCGAGAGCAACGAGGTCACGGACTGGCTTGAGCATTCGGCGGAGCGCCTGGTGTGCGGCGTCGATATCAAGTGGAAGCGCCGATACGGCCAGCCCCAAGTGGTGACGTTCGACCGGTTCTGCACGGTCCTGCAGGGCCACCTGAACCAGCGCCAGATTGACGGTCTTGACCAGCGTGATTCGTTTGCCCGCCTGCTGCTGTCGGCGATGCTCGGCAGCCAGAGCGATGCCAGGGCTCACGCAGCCGACCTGCTGGGCCAGCAGCGCCCCATTCAGGCGGTCGAGAAGATCGCTGTAGCGCTGCTGAGGCCGTATGCCGCCGACGCTGTAGCAGCGGAACGGGAAGAGCGCGAAGACGACGTGGATGCAGACCTGTGAGCCCGCACGTCGCGATAACCACCGCCCTTCTCGCTCTTGAGCATCCGGACACGACAGATCTGGCCGAGTCGCTCACTGAGGGCCTGATTGTGCGCCACTTCACTTCCGGCGCCATCAACGCCGAAGAGTTCCACCACTACAGCGCCTGGCTGCTGAAGATCAGCCGGCAGCGCAAGGAGGCTGCATGACCACGCCAATCGTGAAGTCGCTCGCTGAAGAGCAGCTCGACGATATCGAGCGCCGCATCGCAATCTTGGGCTTTGGCCTTCCCTTCAATGAACTGATCGGCCGAAAACGTGAAGACCTGGTGCGGGATCTGCCGCAGCGCCTGGCGCCGACAATGAAGGGCGGCCGGATTGCGGTGAGGGTTCGGCCATGATGATCTGCGGCAATTGCAACAAGATCGGCATCCACTGGGTTGGGCCGTATGGAAGTCTCACAGGGACTAAATGCCCGCACTGCGGCGGCACCAACTGCCAACTGGCCGATCAGCCAGAGCTGGAGGAAGCTGAGCTTCCATCCTGGGCCCACGACAATGGCGACGGCACCTTCACCTGCGAATGCGCTTCCTGCGGCCGTGACTGCGATGTCGATTACATGACCCGCGACGAGGTCATCAACTGCGGCGAGCCTTACCGCTTCCTGGGCGGTTGCTCCGAAAGGTGCATCCCATGACCACCCACCAGCGTACCCGGCGCCTACTCATCTGGCGCGGCTCTTTCCCTGTCCTCGCCCTCTTCACCTTCCTGATGTTGCTCAGCGCCCTCGCTGATCGAATCACTCAATAACCAACACCTTCAATCGCTGCGAGCATCGCGGCAAGGATTCCCCATGTCCGCACAACAGCAAGTCATCACCATCGACGACATCAGCGCCGACAACGCGCCGGCCATTTACATTGCCGGCGGCCTGGGCCAGTTCTTCGACGCGGTGAAGGCCGAAGTCACCGCCGAGGTTCCCGATCTGACCACCCGCAAGGGCCGAGAGCGCATTGCTTCTCTGGCCGCAACGGTGAGCAAGTCCAAAAAGGCAGTCGAAACACCCGGCCGCGATTACCTGAAGCGCCTCAAGGAAATGCCCAAGGTGGTCGAGGCTGAGCTACGCGAGTTCGTGACCAAGATGGATGCCCTGCGCGATGCCACCCGGCAGCCGCTGACGGACTGGGAAGCAGCAGAACTGGCCCGAACCGACAAGCATGTTGACGGTATCCAGGCGATCAAGGATCTGGCCGTTTTCGAGTCCACACCGACCGCCGCTCATGTCGCCGATCTCATCGCCCAGCTTGAGTTGGTCGCAATCAGCGAAACATGGGAAGAGTTCCTGGCTGAAGCCGCCCAGGTGAAAGACCAGACCCTCGTAAAACTGCGCGCCCTGCTGGCCGAGCGCACCCGGTACGAAGCGGAGCAGGCCGAACTGGTCCGGTTGCGCGCCGAAGCTGAAGCACAGGCCCAGCGCGACCGTGACGCTGAGATTGCCAGGGTTGCCGCCGAACAGGCGCGGCTCCAAGCCGAGCAGAAGGCCCAGGTCGAGCGCGAAGCTGCCGCTCGTCGCGAGCAGGAACTGCTGGACCAGGCAGCCGCGACTCAACGCGCCGCTGCACAGGCAGCACTGGACGCCGAGGCAGCCGCCGAACGCCAGCGCCTACAACTGGAGCTGCAGGCCGAACAGTCCCGCGCAGCAGCGGCACAGGCCGAGACGAACCGCATCGCCACTGAGCATCGCGCCGAGCAGGAACGACTCGCGGCCATTCGACGGCAGGAAGAAGCCGTCGAGCAGGCACGACTGGCAGAAGTAGCCAGGGCGAACGCAGCCGCTGACGAGGCCCTGCGCCAGGCAGCAGCGCGTGAGGCTGACCTTGAACATCAACGGTCAATCAATGGCGCAGCGCTGAAGGCATTTGTTGCCGGCGGAATGACAGAAGAGTGCGCTAAGCAAGCCATCAAGTTGATCGCCCAGCGGAAGATCCCCGCCATTTCAATTCAATACTGAGGTCGCCATGAGCAATCTTGCAGTGAAGGACAAGGTCGAGCGCTTGCCGGCCGTGCAAAGCGAATCCGCCACGATCATGGCGATCATTCAGCAGGTGGCCACCGACCCGGCCGCTGATATCGACAAGATGGAAAGGTTGATGGTGATGCATCAGCAGCACCAGGACAGGCTGGCGAAACAGGCATTTGATGCCGCAATGGCCGAGATGCAGAAAAAGCTCCCGGTGATTCGCGAGCGTGGCGCCATCCGCGACAAGTTCAAGAACGTGCAATCGACCTATGCCCTCTGGGAAGACATCAACGAGGAGCTGAAACCCATTCTTGCAAAGCACGGGTTTGCTCTCTCGTTTCGCATTCCCCGCGGCGCGAATGGTGTCGAGGTTGAAGGCGTGCTGAGCCACAAAGAAGGCCATCGAGAAACCACATCGATTTTGCTTCCTGCTGACACTACGGGCAGTAAAAACGCCGTTCAGGCGGTCGCCAGCTCGGTCAGCTACGGCAAGCGCTACACCGCTGGCGCGCTGCTCAACTTCACGACCACCGGTGAGGACGACGACGGTCAAACCGCAAACCAAAAACCCGCCGCCCCGGCCGAGCCAGTCATCACCGCTGGCCAGGCCGCGCAGCTCGACGCTCTGCTCAAAAAGTGCAGCCAGGTGCTGCAGGACAACTTCGCAGCTAAGTACGGCTGCGCCGCCAACGTCTTCAAGTCCGAGTTCGACACCGTGTCGGCTCGAATCACCAAAGCCGCCAGCCGGACACAGGAGTAAGCCATGCAGATCATCACTGAAATACAGCAGGGCTCACCTGAGTGGCTGGCACTGCGCCTGGGTATCGTCACCTGCTCCGAACTGGAGTGCCTGCTGGTTAACGGCAAAGGTGAGGCAGGATTCGGCGCCGGTGCTTTCACCTACATGAATACCTTGATCGGCGAGCGCATCACCGGCGAGGCTGCTGACCCCTTCCAAGGCAACCGCCACACCGAGCGCGGCCATGAGCTTGAAGGCGTTGCCCGGAAGCTCTACGAGGATCGCGAAGAGGTTGAAACGAACCAGGTTGCAATCATCCTCAACCACGGCGCCGGCTACTCGCCAGACTCGCTGGTCGGGCCCAAAGGCCTGACCGAGATCAAAACCAAGCTGCCGAAGTTTCAGGTTGAAGTGATCCTGTCCGGCGAGATCCCAAAGGAGCACGTCGCTCAGTGCCAAGGCGGCTTGTGGGTCTCCGAGCGTGAGTGGATCGACTTCGTTTGCTACTGGCCAGGCATGCCTCTGTTCATCAAGCGCGCCTACCGGGACGAAGCGATGATCCGCAAGCTTACCGAGCGTGTGAAGACCTTCTACGAAATCCTCGACGAGCGCATGAACCAGGTCCTGGGGATCGCAGCATGATTAGCAACCACCTCAGCCTGGTCGAGGCGCTTCGCCCGGCCTCGGATGAACTGGCGGCCCAGGTCGCCCAGTTCCTGGCCAGCGGCGGCCAGATCGAAGAAGCGGCGCCCATCGGCTACAAGCCCAAACCCATCACCTACAGCAACCAGATGCCGCCGACGCCGAAGCCGTTTGTTCGGCGGCGGGTTGAAGCGGCTCCCCTGCCCCTGCACTCAAAAGATATACGCCAGCAGGAACGTGACGAGCTTGCCGAGCGTATTCGGGAACTGGGAGCCACGCACACGCAAACGGAAGCATCGGTTGCCTTGGGCCTGAGCCGGCGCACCCTCTACAGCTTCTCGAAGGAGTACGGCATCACCTTCAAGAAGCCAACCCGGGGCGGCGCCAACGGCGCAGTTCGAAGCGAACAGGTTCAGGCCCGCGACGCGAAGTACGCCGAGCGGATTCGCGCCTTCCTGGAACTGGGCATCACCCGGCGCCAGTGCTGCGGGAGGCTGGCGATCGGCAACAAGGCCTTCGAGCGGATCATCACCGCTCACGGCATCGACTACCCCAAAGAGCAACGTGGCAGCACTTCATGCGCCGCATAGCCCGCACCCAGCAACGCAAACGACAAACCTGGCTCGCACTGCCGGCCAGCGGAATAGAAGAGGTAGGCCATGGCGAAAACATCGCAGGAACGCTCGGCCAAAACTGCCAGGAAGCGCGTGGCGAATGCCGAAGAGGAATTGAGGCTCAGGGTTCGGCCAGGCACACGGCAGGCGCTGGCCGACCTGATGGAGTGGTCGGGAATTACTGAGCAGGGCGAGGCGATGACGCTGATGATTCATCACCTGCACGCGATGGGCTCCGCGAAGTGCCAGCCGTTGCTGAATCCGCCGCGCCACGAAATCGAGATTAGCGAAAACGTGGCGCGGGAGTTTCGCAATCAGAGCTTGGCAGAACTGAAGCGCGACCCTGGCGATGAAATCATAGGCCCTTACGGTTCTCAGCGCTGAACCACTGCTGAAGGCTCTTCACCAATTCAGCTATACGCCCAACATCCTCAGCAGTAAGGGTTGCAGCTTTTGTCGCGATAGCGCCCTTACCATTTGGAATCTCGAGTCCCGAGTAATCAAGAAACGAATCCAGTTCAGCAACCCATCCTGTCGCTGGCTCACTGAGCCGATCACGCGGAATACTCGAGAGGCCTTCACTGCATTCGATTAAAGCAGCCTCGACAGCTCTGTCTTTACCTATCTCATTCCATGCAGCAAGCGTTTCCTCTGCACCTGCAAAGCACTGCGCCGCCCTCGAAAAAACCACCATAAAGCCTCCAATGCTTAGTTTGTGAGTGCGGCATAAAACACCATCTCAAACCAAATTGCCACCACCGGTAACCGGAGGGCGGCGCCTGACTGGAGATAATCCATGAGCCACAACTGCGCATACGTCCGGCAGCACTATCAGGTGCCCGCCGAAGTCGGCCGCCGCGTCATAGCCTACGGGAAGCCCGGTGTGATCCTGGCCGATCGCGGCCACTACATCGGCGTGGTGCTGGACTAAGACCCGAAGAAGCGGATCAGCAACTACCATCCCACCCACGAAATGCAGTATGGCGAAATGGCCGAGACGCTGCCGCTGAAAGAGTGGCTGGTACTGCCGTTCAAGCATGACTGGGACGATCTCAACTGGAGTCGAGAGGCCCGAGAGGACTTGGTTAGGGTTTGGGCAGCTACCCGAGGCCAGGCCAAGTACAGGACCTATGTGCGCCTTCAGGATTACTGCCACAGCATCAAGGCAATGCTCCACTTCAAAGTTCGGCGCGCCTAAACAGTCCGAGCGTGCTGGAAGGAATTAATCGAGTCCTCTAGTGCTTCAACTCCAGCCAGTGCCCGTGATTCACTTTTGCATGCGTACGGAGCGCCGTTCTTCA